AGGCTCTGCAGCTGCTCACCGTCGATTGGTACCTCCACCCGCAGTCGGGGACCGACCAGTTCGGGGTCCCGTACGACGACCCGGTGCGGGCGGTCCGCGGGATACTCGTCCCCGTCAAACAACGGTTCGGGGTCGGCTGATGTCGCGCCTCGCCGACGCCCGTACCGTCCTCGTCGACGCCCTCGCCCCGGTCCTCCCCGGCCGCGTCGACGCGTACCCGCCGGCCCCCGGCCGGGTCGTCGCCCCGAAAGTGTGGGTCGGCGAACCCGAAACGATCCCGGCGACGATCGGCGAACGAACAACCGTCACCCTCGCCCGGTTCCCCGTCGTCGTCGTCTACGACGGCGCCGTCCACGCCCAGGTCGCCGGGTTGGATGACCTCGTCGCCGCGGTCGTCGACGCCGTCAACGCCGCCGCCGGGTTCGATTCGGACGGGTCCCGCCCCGGCCCCCCCACCGGTGTCACCCTCGACCAGACGTTCCGGGCGCACACCGTCACCGCGACCGCGACGATCACCGCCCGCACCCTCTGTCCCCCGCCCGTCGCCGCCGTCACCGTCCCACCCTCACCTATCCGGGAGTCCACCAATGGCTGATCCGTTCATCTGGCAGATCGAAGACGGGGTCCTCGCGTTCGCGGTGGTCGACACCGCCGCGGTCGGCTACCTCCCGTCGTGGAACGCCCCCGGCGGGGTCGCGGTCGGCGAAGCCGACATCGCCGCCTATGACCTCGGGTCCGCGGCGTGGCGGTGCCAGGTCACCGCCGGCACCCTCACCCCCACCGCCGACACCACCGAACAGACCGTCCCCGCGACGTTCTGCGTAAACGGGCGGACGATCCCGACGCCGATGCAATCGACGTGGACCCTCGACGTCGAAATCCTCCAGGACCCCCACGCCCCGTCGTCGGCCGGTGCGATGGGACTCGCCGAATTCACGTACCGCAACGACGCCCGCGAGGTCTACTTCCTCCTCGGGTTGAACGGCGACGGGGTCCCCCCGCAGGCGGTCGGCCGGGTCCGCATGTCCCCCACCGCGTTCGGTGGGACCGCCCGAACCCCCCTCACCGCCACCGCGTCATGGCCGGTCAGTCAGTGGCCCGACATCGCGTGGGGGATGACCCCACCGGTCGCCGCGACCGCCGGCGCCGGCACGACGAGGAACACCCGCGGCAAGACTGACGCCACCGCGGACGAGTGATGTCAGGGCCGGTCACGTCGCGCCTCGCCGGTGTGACCGCCCGCCTCGCGACGGTCGGCGACCGGGTCACCCTCACCGCCGGCGAACAGGTCGCCGCCGCCGTCACCCGGCAACTCGCCGCGGACGGCGCCCCCCTGTCCCGCTACCGCGGTGGCGGTGGGCCACCGCGCGTCGAGGCGCGCCGCGCCGGCGCCGACACCGCCGAAGTGGTCCCGACGTCGGGCGCCGGCCAGATCGGGATACTCCAGTCGGGGGCGCGCCCGCACCGCATCGGACACGCCCGGGTCGTCCTCGCGTTCCAGGGCGGCGAGTACGTCACCGGCGCCGTCAACCATCCGGGGTCGCCGGCGCGGCGGTCGTTCACCCGTGGCACCGAATCCGGGCGTCCCGCCGCGGTGGACGCCGCCCGACGAGTGTTCGACGGGGTGACCGGTGGCTGACGAACTGAGGTTCCGCATCACCGCGGACGGCGCCGACCAGGCCGCGAAAGACGTCGAAAAGGTCCGCGACGCCGCCGACGAACTGGAGAACAAAACCGCGGTCGTCGACGTCGAGGCGGACGACGCCGCGACCGACACCCTCGCCGACGTCCAGGCGGGCGCCGACGAGGTCGACGGGACCGACGCGACGGTCGACGTCGAAGCGGACGACGCCGCGACCGACACCCTCGCCGACGTCCAAGGGGCGACCGATGACCTCGACGGCGCCGACGCGACGATCGACGTCGACGTCGACGACAACGCGTCGCGGCCCCTCGACGCGATCGAATCGAAGCTGGGGGACGTCGCCGACGCCGCGTCGCACCTCCCCGGCCCCCTCGGCGACGTCGCCGGACTCGCGAAGGGTGTCGGCGGTGGCATGGCCGGCGTCGCCGCCGGCGTCGCCGGTGTGGTCACCGGTGTCGCCGCGGTGGTCGGCGACGCGGTTGGACAGTTCCAGGAACTCGGGTTAGCGGTCGACAATTTCGCGACGCGGACCGGCACCTCGTTGGACGACGCGTCGCGGATCATTGAGGTCGGCGGGGACCTCGGCGTCGGGGTGTCCGAACTGGAGTCGGCGTTCGCGAAGATGAACCGGGCGGCGGAACAAACCCCGGAACGGTTCGACGACATCGGCGCGGCGATCGCCCGCAACCGGGACGGGACCCTCAACACAAAAGAGACGTTCCTCAACGTGATCGGCGCCCTCGACGCGATCCCCGACGCCGGCAAACGCGCCGAGGCGGGGATGCAAGTGTTCGGCAAGGGCTGGACGAACATGTCGGAACTGATCGGCGCCGGCGCCGATGACCTCCGCACCCAGTTCGCCGCGGTGTCCGACGCCAAAATCTTCGACGAGGGGAAAGTCCAACAGGCGCAGGCGTTACGCGCCGCGTTCGACACGATCAGCGACGCGACCGATGACCTGAAACTGAAACTCGCGCAAGGGCTCGCGCCCGCGATCGAGGACCTCGGACCGGCGCTCGCCGACACCGTCGCCGCCCTGGAACCCCTCGTCACGTCCCTCGGGTCGGAACTCGCCGACAGCATCACCGCCGTCCTCCCCCTGATCAAAGGGCTAGCAACCGGACTGGAGTCCCTCGGCGACGTCAAAATCTCCGGGTCGGGGACCTCCGAAATCTCCCTGTTGACCGGTGGTCTCGGGTCGATGGGCGCCGCGTGGGACTCGGTCAAAAACAAGTTCGGGTCCGGCGCCGAACTTGTCGGAGGGGTCGCCGACTCGTTCGGGAAACTGACTGACGCGTCCGGGGAACTGGTCACCGCGACCGACGCCGACACCGAGGCGCACGCCGCGTGGGTCGAACAACTCAACGCCGCCGCCGGCGCCCTCCAAGAGAACATCGACAAGCAGCTGGAGTTGTCCGGGGCGATGGGGTCCCTCGCCGACGACCAGCTGGACGCCGCCGACGCGCAACGCGAGTTCGACGAAACGTTGACCGCCTACAACCTGACCGCCCTCGACACCCACAAAACCCAAAGCGACGTCGACGAGGCGCTCCGGTCGACGGTCCGGTCCGCCCAGTCGGCGTCGGAAAAGTTCGGGGACCTCGCCGCCGACGAGGCGAAAGCCGGTGGGGCCACCTCGACCTTCACCACGCACCTCGACGCGCAGAACTCGTCGCTCCTCGCGTCCGCGGCGTCCGCGTCGGGGCCGGCGCGCCAGGGAATCCTGGACTACACATTCGCCCTCAACCAGATACCACCCGACAAGCAAACCGAAATCCGCGCCCTCATCGACCAGGGCAAACTGGTCGAGGCGAACGCCGCCCTCAACGGTGCGTCGCGGAACCGGACGGCGACGATGACCGCCGACAACAACGCCGGCGCCCTCGCGCAAACCGACCGGGAACTCAACAACGTGGCCCGCGACCGCCTCGTCCACATCACCGCGATACCCGTGATCGGAAAAATCCTCGGCGGGATACCCGGGTTCGGGACGTCGACGACCACCGCGGCGACCGCCGCCGCGCCCGCCGCGTACACCGCACCGGCGCCCGTCTACAACGTGACGAACAACGTGATCGTCCCCCGCATCCCGTCCGGTCGCGAACTGGCGCGGGTGTCGCAACGCTGGGCGCGGATCAATGGCAAGGGCTGACCGGTGTCACCGCCGCCGATCTTCGACCAGGGACCGTACGACCCGGCCCCCTACGCGCCCACCGACCCGGCCAGCTGGCCGCAACCCGCCCCGCCCGCCACCCTCTACCAACCGGGGATGTGGTGGACGTCGACCGGGACCGGGACCATCGACACCCAACCCGTCAACCCCGGGGACTACCTGTTCGCCGTCTACCGGCCCCGCCTCTACGGCGACTGGTTGTGGGGCGACGGGACGTTCGGGGCGACCCCGTACGGCGACTGGACGTCCGCGTCGGTCCGCTTCGAAGTGTGGGACGCGTCCCTCCCACCCTGGCAGCAACCCCCGTTCCCGAACGCCGGATGCGCGTTCGACGAAACCCGGCACCCCGGATGGCGGATCGTCATCGACGCCCTCTACCACGCCACCCCCGGCCGCACCTACGGGATGGACCTGTACGGCGACGCCAACTACGGCGACGACACCGACACCCCGCCCGGGTGGGCGGACATCACCCGACCCGGGTTCCAGGTGAACGTCACCGCCGGCACCGAAAACGGCGCCGCGACCGTCCCGGTGTCCGAACTGTCGATCGAACTTCACGACGACGACGGCCGGTGGGTTGACATCGCCGAACCCGCCTACTACTTCCTCCCGTTCGTCGGGAACCCGGTCCGGGTCGGGTTCCTCGACCCCGGACTCAGCTACCACCCGGTCGCGGTCGGGACGATCGAAACGATCCACGACGACCACGACACCCTCCCCCGGTACGTCACCATCCAAGCGTTCGGCAACGACATGGACCTGTCGAACGATCACCTCGGGTGGCAACGACCGGCGGAACTCGCGTCGCAACGGTTCGCCGCGCTGATGGTCGCCGGCGGCTGGAGGTTCGGGGACGGGAACCTCACCTACCCGGCGAGTGACGGTCCGCTCCACGCCGACCGATCCCCGACCGACATCACCACCCGAACCGAAATCGATCGGACGGCGATGTCGGTCGGCTGGTTCTTCGACACCGACCGGTGGGGCGGTCCGCGTCTGCGCGAATGGCCGCACGCCCCCACCGGCGACCCCCTCGACGTCGTCGACTGCGCGGACGGGACCGACGCCCTGTTATCGCCGGTGATCGCGTTCGGCGCCGACCAGTCCCACATCTTGAACGTCGCGGTCCTGTCGAACAGCGACGACCCGCAACTCATCGTCCGCGCCGAACAGGGTTTCTCCATCGCCCGGTTCGGTCGCAAGTCGAGAGGGGTCGGGTTGCCGATGGCCGGACTCGCGTTCGCGGACCCCGGACTCGCCGACGCCCTCGCGGTCCGGTACGTGAACCGGTGGGCGTTCATCGTCCGTCAAGTGTCCGCCGTCGACGCCGACACCTACGTCGACCCGCGCTGGTTGGGTGTCATCGCCGACCTGGACACCGGCCGCGCGGTGACGGTCACCCGCAACGAAATCGACCGGATGACCCTCGACGGGGTCGTCGTCGGTTTCCAACATCTGATCACCCCCGGCCGGGTCACCTCGACGATGAACGTCGCGACCCTGACAACGAGTCAATGAGGAGAACCGCTATGGCATGGCCCCCGCCCGTACTGCCGATCAACCGGACGAACGCGACGCCGCAACTCGACACCCACGCCGCCGACCACAACGCGGTGAACCTCGCCGTCAATGACCTCGTCGCCCGCGTCCAGACGATCGACGCCGAACAACACGCGTGGGCGGGGGTGATCACCGTTTCGACGAACGCGGACGGTGTGTTCGTCGTCGACCTCGCCGTCATCGGCGGAACCCACGGTTACCCGCGGATGAGAGGCGGGACCGCGATCGGCGCGCAGACCGATTACCCGACGACATGTGTGCTCGACCAGGGCACACCGATGGGGGGCGCGTCGATCGCGTTTCAGGTCCGGTACCCCGCCGCCGGCCCCGTCGTTTCGTCGATCGTCGGTGTCGCCGTCACCCTCGCCTACACCTACTGACAGGAAGGACACCCCCGTGATTGTCGTCTACTGCCCGAACCCCGAATGTGGGCAACACCTCATCGCCAAAGGTCCGGTCACCGATGACCTGTTGGACGCCGACGCCCCGATGGTCTGCGGTGAGTGCAACCAGGCGTTGAGTGACCCCGTCGACCAACAGGTCGACCCGGGCGCGGACGTCCAGCTATGACGATCGGCGACTACGAACCCGACGACGCGTTCGACGTCGCCCCACCGGACCCGGAACAGGTCGCCCGGAAACACGCCGAGTACCTCGGCGACCGGTGGGACCGCCTCGACGACGGCGAACAGGCACGCCGCATCCTCGCGTTCGGTCTACTCCTCGGCTGGTTGCACCGGTCCGGGGGGGTGTGAACCGTGGGCCGCTACTACACCGAACTCGCCGACGTCCTCACCGCGGCCGGGGTGGTCGTCGCCGTCGACGACGTCAACGCCGGATGGGAGTCCCGCGCCCGGTCATCCGGTGGGTTCGCCGCCGCCCCCCTCGGCGTCGTCTGGCATCACACCGCCTCATCCGCAACCCCCTACTCCGACCTGTCCTACATGTGTCACGGGTCGGCGGACGCCCCCATTGGAAACGTCCTATTGGACCGCAACGGGGTGGTGTGGCCGATCGCCGCCGGCGCCGCGAACACCCAGGGCAAGGGCGGTCCGGTCACCCTGTCGCGTGGCACCGTCCCCGTCGACGCCGGCAACTCGCAACTATTCGCGATCGAAGCGGCGAACTCGGGGACCGGCGAAGCGTGGCCCGCCCAACAGGTCGACGCGTACTTCGCGACGTCGAACGCGTTGAACGCCCTGTTCGGGAACACCCCGACCGATGTGATCACCCACGCCGTCAACGACCCGCCGGTGTGCTGGACGGACCGCAAAATCGACCCGGCGACATCCGCCGGGGTGCGCGGCCCGTGGGTCCCCGCGCCCGTCTCGTCGTCGGGGACATGGGCGATCGGCGACATCCGCGCCGAATGCGCCCACCGCGCCGGCAACCCCCCACCCCCAACCCCCGGAGGTCTGATGTTCACGATCCTCGACATCGACGGCACCGACGTCGCGTTCGGCGGCAACATGGACGCCCACGGGATCGCCGCGCAAATCACGTGGCTGAACCCGGAGCGTTACGCGGCGTGCGCCCGCCTCGGCGCCCCGGTCGTCACCGCCGCGGCGACCGACCTCGCGAACTGTGACCTCCTCGGACCCGTCCCACCCGGGTTCAACGCCGCCCAGTTCGCCAACGTCATCACCTGACCCACCCCCACACCCCCCGACATCCGTCATGACGGAAAGGACCCCCCGATGGACTGGTCGAACGCCGGTTACGCGGGCGCGTTCATCCTCGGCGCGATCGCCGCGACCGCCGCCGTCATCCGCCTCACCCGCATCGTCCTGGAACACGCCCGCCGCGAACCGCCCCACGGCCCGTAACTGTGTGACACCCCCCGCGTACCGTGGCGGGTGGGGACCGAACCTGTCGGGGCGACGGACCCGGCCCCCAACCCCACCAGCTGCCCACCCCGACGCCGTGGCTCATCGGCGCCGGGGTGGACGGTCCGCCCTCCGCCTCTGACTGGGGCGACGGCCCCGAACGACCCGGCGACACCGCCGGGTCGCTTCGCGTCAGGACCCAGCCGATAACCGGTATTCCGTCGCGCACCAGTCACCATTCACCCGTTCGGGACGACAGTTTGTAGCGGCGCCCCTACCACCGGTGAGCACCTTGTGCGAGTGTGACCGGGTTCGTCCGTAGCGCCCCTCTAGACCCCGGGGGCGCCTACATGCCAAGCCCAACGCCGGGACCCCCCACGAGGGGACCGACCGGGGGCACGATCCGCGGTAACGGTTCGCCCCCCGGTCTATCCTCCGTCCACCCCGGCGCGGGAACGCCGGATGGGGTCCGTGACGCATCGGTCACCGCCCCCGACATGGATAGGGGACGGCCCGACATGCCGCGATTGAACGACAGGGTAGAACACCGGTCAATCCCGCGATGGGAACAGCTGGAGATTCCGTTCCTGACACCCGAACGGGCGGCGACCGTTGACGCCGCCCGCGCCGCCGTCGCCCGGGCGGAGGGGAACGCCCTCGCCGGCCGCCGACTCGTCGAAGCGGACGAGTTACACCGCCTCGGCGAACAGCTGGTCGCCATCCTGGAGGACAACGCCCGCGCCGTCCGGGGCGAGCAGTGAGCTGGCAGGCGGTCGCCGCCGTCCTCGACGCCGACTTCCCCGACCTCGCGCCGGCGGATCACCGCCGGCGTGGGTGCTCGTCGACCGTCCTCAAGTTCGTGTGTGTCACCCTCGCCGAATCGGCGAACGCGGACGGGACCGACGCCCGCGACGGGATCAGGCGGATAGCGCAACGTGCGTCGGTGACCCTCGACACCGCCCGTATCGCCCTCGACGGACTGGTCGAGATCGGCGCGATCACGCTTCGCCGCGCCGCCACCGGGTCGACGCCGGCCCGCTACGACGTCGCCCTCGCCGCCCTCCCGACCCTCCCCGCCACCGAACCCAGCGCGCGGCCCAGCCGCGCGGTAAGCGCGCGGCCCAGCCGCGCGGAAAGCGCGCGGCCCAGCCGCGCGCTGCGCGCGGCCCAGCCGCGCGGTAGCGCGCGGCTCAGCCGCGCAATCCCTTCCACCTCACCCGTTACACCCGCGGAACCGGCGCCGGTGCGCCTCGCCGCCGAAACCCCGCCGCCCGAACTCCGGGCGCGGGTCGCGGCGATCCTCGCCGCCGCCGCCGCCGAGGCGAAACGCCCCGACCTGTTCGGCAAGGTCGCGCGCCAACCCCTCGACGCCCCCCTCGACCCCCCAACCCAAAAGCTGGCCCGATGACCCCCACCCCCGAACCGCCCACCGCGCCCGCGCCCGTCGACCACGAATGGTCAACCGAACAGGACCACGCCGGCGAGTTCGGCAACGACGCGGACGGAACCCCCCGTGACTGACCCTCTGCGCTTCGCGTACGCCGACCCCCCATACGTCGGGTGCTCCGGGTTCTACGATCACCCCGATACGGCGCGGTGGGACGACCCCGCCGCCCACGTCGAGCTGATGGCCCGCCTCGACGCCGAGTTCGACGGGTGGGCGTTGTCCTGTTCCACCCCGTCACTCGCGCAGCTACTCCCCGGCGCGCCCGCCGGCACCCGCGTCGGCGCATGGGTGAAACCATTCGCCGCGTACAAACGAAACGTGCGGGTCGCCTACACATGGGAACCCGTCCTATGGCGCCGCATCGCCCCCCGCCGCGACGGCGACCCGGTAGGCCGCGACCACATCGCCGAACCGATCACGATGCGCCGCGGACTGACCGGGGCGAAACCTGACCGGTTCGCCGCGTGGGTCGCCGTCCTCCTCGGGTGGCAGGTCGGCGACGAGCTGGTCGACGTGTTCCCCGGGACCGGCGCGGTCGGCGACTACTTCGACCGCCCACGGTTGGCGCTATGAACGACCAGGCGCCCGGATGGGTGTGTGTCGGCGACATCACCGCCATCGCGCCCGCATGGGTCGCCGCGCTCGGCGAACTTGACGACATCACCCGATCCCGCACCGCGGACGCCGGCACCTATGCGTACAAGTACGCGGACCTCGCCGATGCCACATCGCAAGCACGCGCCGTCCTCGCGAAACACGACCTCGCCGTGTTCCAAGTCCCGACGATCGACGGGACCGACATCGCCGTCCGAACAACCGTCATGCACACCTCCGGGGCGCACCTAGTGTTCGACCCGTTCCGGCTACCCGCCGGCAAGTCCGCCCAGCAAGCCGGGTCCGCCGCCACCTACGCCCGCCGCTACGCCCTCATGGCCCAGCTAGGACTCGCAACCGAGGACAACGACGGGGCGGACGCCGCCCACCGCGCCCCACCCCCACCGCCGCCCCTCTCCACGGCGAACGTGACCCGGTTCGTCACCGCATGCGAGGAAGCAGGACTGGACGCCGCCGCCCGCGGTGACGTCGTCGAGGCGGCGACCGGTGGCCGAACCCGCGACCCCGGCGAAGCATGGGTGACGGAAGTCGACGCCCTCCGCCACGCCCTCGCCGCCCACCTGGAACCGGTCACCCCGTGACCCGCCGCCGGCCCCCGCCACCCACCGCCGACGACGAGGTCGCACCCGACAGCTACCGCGCCCTCGCCCGCAGCATCGCCGCCCACGCCCACGCCCGCGGCACCGTCACCCGACCGGGGTACAAGCAGCAAGGCGCGCCGCGCCGGCGACCAGCCCCGCCGGCGCGGCGCCCACCACCCACCGAACAGCTGTTCGACCCGGCGAAAACGTGAAACATGCATCACAAGTCACGCCCCGCGCCCGCGACCGCGCCGCGCCCCACCCCGCGCCCGCCGTTTTTTTGAACGGCAACGCCCCCGGGAGGTCCTCCGGGGGCGATACCCCCCCGCCAGGTCGCCTAGGACGTCCTCGGGGCGCCTCGGGGTGTGTCGGTCCATCCCGGCGGGGATCGGCCCTCCAGCGGGCGTCCACGGCCCTCTCCGGGCACGTCCGCCCCGTTCCGGGCGCGTAGCGTCGGCCCCATGCCGCGCCGTGGGTCCCCGTACGGTCCGGCGCACGAACGCCGCCGCCGCGCCCTGATCCGCCCGGGCGCCCGCTGCCACTTGTGCGGGGCGCCGGCGTCGGAGGTCGATCACGTCCCCCCGCTCGCCCTCCACACCCACGTGGAGGGGTCGGGGTGCTGCCGGTCGTTGCCGGCGTGCGGACCCTGTCAGCGGGCGCAGGCGGCGGACCTCGGGTGGCATCGTCACGGGGCGCCGGCGCCGGTGGTGAAACCGGCGGTCCTGGAACCGCCGGACTCCCCGGGACCTGACGCGGTGGTGTGGCAGGTCCCGTGGTTGGACGAGTACCGGTGCGTCCCGGCGGACGCGTCGTGGCCCCGTTACATGACGGTCCCCCACCCGGACGCGGTCGGGTCCTATGGGGCGGAGGCGCTGGTCTGGTTGGACGCCGTCGCCGGTATCACCCTCCGCTGGTTCCAGCAGCTCACGCTCGTCCGCCAGCTGGAACACGACGCGGACGGGACCCTCGTCTGGTTGGAGGCGCTGGAGACCACCGCCCGACAGGTCGGCAAGTCGACCTTGTTGCGGGCGGCGGCGATGTGGCGACTCCACCAGGCGCCCCTGTTCGGGGAGGAACAGACCTTGTTGCACACCGGCAAGGACCTGCCGGTGTGCAAAGAGGTGCAAAGACTGGCGCGGGCGTGGGCGAAAGCACGCGGCTACCCGGTGCGCGAGCAGAACGGGAACGAACAGATCACCGAACCGGTGTCGCAATCCCGGTGGATCGTCCGCGGGAAAGGGTCGGTGTACGGCTACCCGGGTTCGTATGTGCTGGTCGACGAGGCGTGGGGGGTCGCCCCCGAAGTAGTCGAAGACGGGTTGGAACCGACGATGGCGGAACGCCGCTCCCCGCAAATGGTCCTCGCCTCCACCGCCCACTCCCGGGCGACCGGTCTGTTCCCGGCGCACCGCACCGCGGCCCTCGCCGAACTGTCGGCGCCGGCGGCGACCCTGATCATCGAATGGTCGGCGCACCGCGACGCCGACATCGCCGACCGGGGCGCATGGCGGCGGGCGTCGCCGCACTGGTCGGACGGGCGCGCCCGCCTACTGGAAACCCGGTTGGCCCGCGTCGAGGCGGGCGAATCGTTGGACCCGGACGAGTCGGACCCGGTCGAATCGTTCCGCTCGCAGTTCCTCAACGTGTGGCCGCTACGGACCACCGCGGACCCCGGGTCGGTCCTCGTCGACCCGGACGTGTGGGCGGCGACCGTCGACCAGGTCGACACCGCCGACGCCCGCATCGTCGTCGCCGTCGAGGACCACTACGGGCGGGGCGCGGCGGTCGCCGCGTGCGCCCGCACCGTCGACGGCCGCTACGAACTCGACGGGTGGATCGTCGAATCGTGGGATCAGGCGATCGCCGACGTCGACCTACTGCGCGGCACCCGCCGCGTCGCCCTCGTCGTCGGCGCCACCCTGGCCGGGGTGGTTCCCCCACGGTTCGGCGCGGCGGTCGCCACCGCGGCGGACACCCGCGCCGGACTCGCCCTGATCCGCCAGTTCGCGTCGACGGGCCGGGTTGTGCACGACGACACCGCCGACCTGGAACAGGTGACGACGGTCCGGGTCCGCGAAACGGGGACCGGACTCGTCCTCGTCGCCGGTCACCGCGCCGACCTCGCCCGCGCCGCCGCGTGGGCGCTCCAGGTCGCGCACACCGCGACCCCGTCGCCGTCCATCCGATGACCCCCGAAACATCTCGGCGACCCGCACATCCCCTCTGACCAGGGGTTATGTATTTGAGCTCACGTTGCACTTGCAACAAGTTCGTCCATCCGATGACGCCCGGTTACCGGGCAGTAACGTCCGTACTGTGGACGAACGGTCACTCCGCCCGACCGCGGCGGGCGCGCCGGACCTGATCGCGAACGGCAACGACCCGGCGACGGTCCCACCGGCGACGGTCGGCCCCCCCGCATGGCGCCCGGGTGACCCTGATCAGGTGATCATCGGCGACGACCCGCCCACAACGCCGCCACCGCGTATCTACGCGTCGCCGTGGTCCGGGTGGCCCGCCGAATGGTCAACGCCGTCGTGGGGGCATGCGGAGGGGCTGGTCGACACCGCGTGGATGTGCCTCGACTTGAACGCCCGCCTACTCGCGACGTTCCCCCCGTACGTCCACCGCGGCGGTGACCTGATCCAGGCGCCGTCCTGGTTGAACAACCCGGACCCGGACGTCTACACATCGTGGGCGGAGTTCGCGAAGCAGCTGTGGTGGGACTTCCAGCTGGGTGAGGCTTTCGTCATCGCGACCGCCCACGATTCGGACGGGTACCCCGCCCGGTTTCACGTCCTGGAACCCTGGCTGGTTGACGTCGACATCGACCCGGGGACCGGTCACCGGCGCTACCGGATCGGCACCCTCGACCCGGGCGGCGACTTGTTGCACATCCGCTACAAGTCGACCAGTTCGGCCCCGCACGGGACCGGACCGTTGGACGCCGGCCGGTTGCGGATGGTCAACGCCGGACTCGTCCAACGGTACGCGTCGCGGATGATCGAATCCGGCGGGGTCCCCTACTACGTGATCACCCACCCCCTGGAACTCGGCGCCGACCAGGTCGCCGACCTCCAGCAGCAATGGTGGACGTCGCGGATGAACGCCCTCGGGATGCCCGCGATCATGTCGGGTGGTATCACGATCGAACCCCTCCAGGTCGACGGCGCACAAACGGCGATGCTGGACCTCGCCCGCTACACCGACTCGCGCATCGCGAACCTCCTCGGCGTCCCCCCGTTCCTCGTCGGCCTCCCCGCCGGCGGTGACTCCCTCACCTACTCGACCGGCCAGATGGCCCGCGAGCAGCACTGGCAGGCCGGTCTAAAACCGTTGTGTGACCCGGTCGTCGCCGCCCTGTCGAACTGGGCGTTGACGCGCACCACCGCGCTGGAACTCGACCGCGACGAGTACGTCCGCCCCGGCCCGCTGGAACGGGCGCAGACCGCCGACATCCTGATTCGTAACGGGGTGACCACCGCGGAGGATGTCGCCCGCCGCGAACGGTTGACCGCGACGGGCGCCGTCCAACTCGCTGGAGTGCTCACATGACCGATGTCGACGTCCCCACCCGCCCGCTGTTGGAGTACCGGTTCGCGTCGTCGGAACTGTTGGACGTCCGCTGGAAAGAACGCCTCATCGACCTCATCGTCATCCCGTACAACGACCCCGCCGTCGTCCTCGACCGCCGGTCGAACCGGATGGTCACCGAACAGATCGACCCGGGCGCGTTCGACGGGGTGGAACGCCGCGCCAACCGGGTGAAAGTGAACCGCGCCCACGACGTCGAATCCGTCATCGGTCGCGCCCTCGCCCTCCACCCCGGCGACCAGCGCGGGCTACGCGCCGAACTCCGAATCAGTCGGACGGTCGCCGGCGACGAGGCACTGGAACTCGCCGCGGACGGCGCCCTCGACGCGTCCGCCGGGTTCGCGCCGATGCCAGGCGGCGAACAATGGGACCGGGACCGCAAATCGCGTCGCATCACCCGCGCCTACCTCGGGCACATCGCGTTGACCGGCGACCCCGCCTACGACAACGCCCAGGTCCTCGCCGTCCGCACCGGCGCCCCGCCACCGGCGACCAGCGCGCCGGCAACCCCGAACCTCGACGCGATCCGGTTGCGGCGCCTCGCCGCCGACGCCGGGATGCCCCTCGGCTGATGCAAGCACCCGGCGTCTACCCCCTCGCCCTCTACCGCGGCGACACCCACCGGTGGCAGGCGCGCCTATGGGACGACACCGCCGGCGGCACCCCCGTCGACCTGACCGGGTCGACGGTCGCCGCCGAAATCCGCGACAAACCAGGCGGAACGTTCGTCGTCGAACTGGAGGCGACGATCACCCCCCCGAACATCATCGACGTCGCCATCGACGGCGAAGCGATGTGGGCGACATGCCCATCCAAGGGTGTGTGGGACCTCCAGATCACGAACCCGGACGGCGACGTCCGCACCGTCCTACGCGGCGACGTCACCGTCACCGGTGACGTCACCGACTCCGTCGTCCCACCGGTGACGTCGAGGCGCGGCTAGATGGCGCAGCAACCGGACGTGATCGTCGTCGACACCGCCGGCGATATCGATGTGATCGAAGTGGTCGGCGGCGCCGGCCCGCAAGGCCCAGCCGGCCCCGCCGGTCCCGCGTCGACCGTCCCCGGTCCCGCCGGTCCCGCCGGCGCGGCCGGCCCCCCCGGCGACTGGTCGACGGCCCAGGCGGTCGACGCGGTCGCCGCCGCCGCCTACACCGTCGCCGGCGCCGACGCCGGCAAACTCAAACGCCTCACCGTCACCGCGACCGTCACCCTCCCATCCGCCGGCCCCACGCCAGGGCAGCGCGTCGACTTCGTGTGCGTCGGCGGCGCGGCGACGTTCATCCTCGGCGCCGGCGCGACATGGGATGTGGCCCCCACCCCCTCGGCGGTCGCCCGCGCGGTCGGTTCGTTCGTCACCGCGGTCAAGATGGGCGCCACCACCTGGGCGATCACCGGCGATCTGGCCTAGTCATGCCGTCGACGCTCGGGATCGTCGCCTCGGCGAAAAAGAACGCGCCCCCCTACAACCCTTTGTCGATTCCATGGCACGCCGCCTACTGGGCGTCCGACCCGGCATGGACCCCACCGGTCGACGGCGCAACCGTCGCGGCGTGGCGCGACGGGTCAGGTAACGGGCGCACCATGGCGCCCTCGGCGGGTGGTCCCCCCACGTACCGGTCGGCATCGTCGGTACTGAGTGGCAAACCGGGAATCCAGTTCGCCGGGTCGACCGACCTGGCGTCGCCCACGTTCCCCGGCCTCCCGTTTCCCCCGCTGTCACTCGTCGCCGTGATCAGCTTGACGACCCCGGCGGCCGGCGGCTGGTTCCAGGGTGGGAGCGAGGCCGGGAACTCCGTCGCCGGCGGCGCGTTCTCCAGTCAATGGCAGGCCTACGCCGGGGCCGCGTCCACGCCGCTCGGTGGTGTCGCCGACACCGGCAAACACCTTGTGTACTGGCAGTTCGACGCCACCGGCGTGAAGGGCTACGTCGACGGCGCCCTTGTGACCTCCGGGGCGACCGGGGCGATATCGCCGGGACAATGGGCGCTCGGCCGGTGGCCCGCGTCCGGTGCCGCATGGTGCGCCTCAACGATTGGCTTCGCCGGGTTCAAAACGGCGACGCTCACCGCCCAGGAAACGTCCGACATGCTTGCGTGGTCCCGTTCGTTCTACGGCACACCGTGAGGGAGAACCGATGACCTACGCCCGTGTCCTCGACGACGCGATCGCCTCGACCGACCCGCCGCCCGACATTCTGCGCGCCGACGACCCGACCGCCGGCGGTCGCGAATGGGACCTCCGCCGCCACGACATCGACGAGGCGACATGGGAGGCGGACATCATCGGCCCCCACGGCTGGGCGCCCGTCGTCACCACCCCGCGACCGCCCGACACCGACACGACCACCCACGACTACACCGTCGACGTCGTCGACGGGGACCCCGTCGAAGTGTGGACGCCGCGCCCGTGGACCCCCGACGAACTCGCCTCCCGCGAAGGGCAGGCGAACACAACCCAGCTGGTCGCCGAATCCGACGAGGCGGTCGACAAACTCGTCGCCGTCGTCGAAGCGTTGAACGCAATCACCGCGTTCACGAACGCCGAGGTCAACGCGAACCCGGCGGCGGTGATCAAAGACCTCGCCCGGGAATGCAAGACCATCGCCCGCCAAGCGAACCGGGAGGCGCGGTTGACGTCGGGGCGGACCGAGGACACCCACACCGGGACCGACACCGGCGACGGATGACCCGGGTCCGCCGGCGCCGCCCAGTGACCGGCTAGCGTCCGCGACGCGAGGTTTCGCTACCCGCCGAGGTGTGACGGACAGGGTCCGGCGGCGGTTGCGGGTGACACCCCCACGAGGACTGTTCCACGTCTGAGGAGGTCACCCCCTATGTCGGGTGCGAACGATGCCATGCTGTCCCGCCTCACCGCGGAACTAGAGGAACGACGCCAGTTCCAGGAAGGTCTCGTCGAGGCGGCGCAAGCCGCGAACCGCGACCTCAACCAACAGGAAATGGAGTTGTACCAGCGCGCCGGTTCCCGGATGGCGGACCTGGAGAACCAGCTGGAACCCCTCCGCGAGTCCGCCCGAATCGCGCTCACGTCCAACAAGCGCACCGCCGAACTCCAAGAGCAGTTCACCCGCGCCCGCAACCCGGGCGCCGCCCGCCAGCTGGAGTACCGGTCCGCCGGCGCGTTCATCCGCGACCACATCCAAGCCGTCGTGAACCGCGACGACGCCCTCGCGGAACGCCTCGACATGTACACCCGCGCCGCCGCCCACCAGACCACCGCGGACGTCACCGGGCTACTCCCCGAGAACCTGATGGCGCCGATCCTCCAGTCGTTGGACTTCGCCCGCCCCCTCATCAACGCCCTCGGCGCCCGCCAGCTGCCGTCCGGGTCGTGGACCCGCCCCCGCGTCACCCAACACACCCAGGTCGCCAAGCAAGCCGGCGAAAAGACGGAACTCGCCTCGCGGAAGATGGTCATCGACAAGGTCCCCCTCGACGGGGACACGTTCGGCGGTTACGTCAACGTGTCCCGCCAGTCGATCGACTGGACGAACCCGAACGTGATGGACATCGTCATCGCCGACCTCACATCGGAGTACGCGTTCGCCACCGAGGAAGAACTGGCGACGGTCCTGTGGACCGGTGGGACGGGCGGTCCGATCATCCCGACCGGCCCCGCCGACGCCGCCGCGATCAGCGGGGCACTGTGGGCCGCGGCCGCGCAGGCCGGCGCCGCACTGTGGGGCAACCGCACCCCGGTCGGTCGCCTCATCCTCGCAATGTCGTTCGACATGATGGCCCTGGTCGGTCCGGCGTTCGCCCCGGTGAACGCGCAGAACGCCCAGTCGACCGGGTTCAACGCCGCCGGGTTCGGTGAGGGACCGCAAGCGATGATCAGTGGGATCACCCCGATCGTGTCCGGCGCCCTCGACGTCGGCCAGATGATGGTTATCTCCTCGTCCGCGGTGGAGGTGTACGAGGATCGCATCGGCGCCCTCCAGGTGGTCGAACCGTCCGTCCTCGGAACCCAGGTCGCGTACGCCGGTCACTTCGCCCCCCTCGTCCTCGACCCGGCCGGCGTCGTCAAGATCACCAAGGTTCCGTGATGGTCGGCGAACAGTTCGACGACCCGAACCGGGAGGCGGTTGGACTCGCACCGATCACCGCGCCGCCCGCCCGCAAGGGCAAGGCCAGCGCGGACAAGCCCAGCGCGGACAAGGACACCGACAAGCCCACCGCGGACAAGCCGGCGGACAAGCCCACCGACGACAAGCCGAGGAAGTCCGCCGGCTGATGTGGTACGACACCGAGGCGACCATCGCCGCGGTCCTGGAGATGTTGCGTCTCCAGGGCGGCGACATTGACGAGGTCCGCATTGCGGACCTCGTCCCGGTCGCCGCGGCGCGTATCGAAGCGCACATCGACGGGCCGGTCCCTGACCCCGTCGACTCGCCCCTCTACCAAGAGGCTCTGCAGCTGCTCACCGTCGATTGGTACCTCCACCCGCAGTCGGGGACCGACCAGTTCGGGGTCC